GGAGAATTTGGATTCATTTTAAACATAAATCCGTCTGCAAATACTTTTTCTTGTTTTTCCATTTTACTTATTTTCGTTTATTATCATTGACAAAAGTACAGAATAATTTGCTAAATCCAAAACGCTGTCCTCTATACTCTCGTTGTTTGGCTCTTTATCTGTATTAATCAAAACACCTAATCTTGCAACTTTAGTGGCAATTAAATTCAAGCAATTAGTTCTAGCATCTCCACCAGCTATTGCTCCTGCCAATTTAAAATTACTTAGACGATCTTTGTTTGCATAATCGTCTCCTTTACTAAATAGTGTTTTTTTCATCTCTTCGGTTATGTAACCAAAGTGTGCCATCTGTTCTTTTTTTGTCATATTTCTTTGTTTAGTTTTATGTCTTGTAATTTCCACTCGTGACGTCTTGCGTGTGGTATTTTATGTCTGCTCATTAATCTATTAAATAATGTTTCTTTCTCTGCTATGTTTCCATAAACCTCTTCGCTTAACACTCTGTTAGATCTCTTTGCTGTGACTTGATATAATCCTTTCATAATTTATCGTGCTTTTTGTGGCATTCTCTACATCTTACCTTAATATTGTTTACATCCCAAGCCAGTTCTGTTCTTCTGGTTTTTTGGGCTTTATCAACTGAGATATTATGTGAGCAATCCAATATTCCTCTTGATGTCAAGCAATCTTCACAAAAGTTATATCCAAACTCCCAAAATTGTTCGCTAAGAGCATTTGCCTTTGCCTCTCGTATCTTTCTATCAATGACGCTCTTTGCTACTCGTTCATCGTCTGATGTATAGTAGTGGTTCATATTGTATGCAAATCTATACATTTTGTTTAAAAGTTTTTTAATTTATTATCCACATTAATTTTGTTTTGTAAATTATCAATATGGTTTTCTAGCATTTTAATCTTATCTAGTTGCCTTATAAACTTATCGTAAAACTCATAATTTTGTTTTTCTAGGTAACAAGTGTAGTGCATTAAGCTATTTAATTTGTCTATCTTGTCTTGTTTAGCTTTATTAGGCTGTTTCATAATCTTTAATTCAATACCAGATATAACTTGTCTTGCTTCTTCTATAATTTTAGTGTCGTTAAAAAGGGTCATTTGTTTCGTGTATTATTGATTTTATTGGATCTTTTATTATTTCTTGATTGTCGTATGCATATTTCTTAATATTAAAAACTGGATCGTATTCATAAAATCTTTGCTTGTTCCAATCTATTTGTAAATAGCATTCACCTAGTTGGCCATAATGTTTTGGTTTTACTTTATCTATATTAACAATATATGGCTCGTGGTTATCTTTAGAGTTCTTATGTACTACAATAATATTTCTACCATTGTTATTCCATTCTGAGCCACCCATTAGATCATATACGCTTGGTTTATTTACGTCACCATTCTTAACTTGTTTTGGATCTGGATTTTTTGGGTGTATAATAATAAAGCTGTGCATATTATTTACTTCCATAAAGCGATTACGTTTAGATAAGATCTTGCGTAGGTAATCTGGACTTGTTGGCTCTCCTTTATGTGCTAAATAATTCCAACTGTCTATAACTGCTGAGTGGCAATTATTTTCTTTTGCATAATTCCAAAAAGCCTCTGGCTCTATTGTTTGTTCTGAAGATATAAATTTAAATCTATCTAATAATGTACTGCTATATTTAGCAATTTCTTTCTCGGTTATTGTATTCTTATAACCTTTTGCAAATGTCTTACCAGTCATTTTATGTAGCAAGTTAGATATAACCTCTGTATCGCTACCATCGTCTGGCATATAAATACAATGTCTCCAGTTCTCGTTAATAGTTAAGCCCATTAATATCTCTTTGAGAAATAGCGACTTACCATAAAAGGGATAACCAGTTATATCTGTGCAACCACCCTTAACAAATGTAAGCTGTTCGTCAAAAGATCTAAGACCTAAGCCATAACCTTTTGGTATACCATTTTTATGTAGATCGTATAATTGGTCTAATATATCTGATGTAGATTTTATCATATGTGCTTTCTTTGAATTTTAAAGTCCGACATATTAACAAATCTTTCGAGTTTATCTGGTCTTGTAATAAATTCTAATGTTAAGTATTTATATCTAGTTTCTATATGGTGTTGGTCTTTACTTGCATTTTTTAAAGCCAACACTATGTCTTCTTTAGTATAGCCCTCTTTTATTCTATCTTTTAGTTGCTTCTTAGCTTTCTCTGGTACAACTCTAGCATTCTTACCTAAAATAGAATTAAACACCTCTAAAAGTTTTTTATTGTCTATTATAATATTATCTTCTTTACTTTTCTTTACTTTACTTGCAATGCTATCGTTATGCTCTAGCAATGCTGGCTGTTCTTTATTCCATCTTTTATTTGCTTTTTCTCTCGCAACATTAGACTTTTCTAGTCTTTTATCTAATCTACGCTGTATGGAAATACTGCTAAATGTATTATCCGTTAATACAAATAAATTAAAATCTTCCACAATACTTTCGTATAAAGTCGTAGTACAACTAAGATAATAGGAATACATCTCGTAATCTCTATTAAGTTTGTTGTCGTTTTGGTACAAATCTTCTATTATACACCAATAAACACCATAACCCTCCATACCGTGTTTGTAGATTAATCGCTTAATCTTTTCGTCTGCCCTTGATCCGTAATCGTGGCTGAAATAAAATGTTTCTTTCATATATTTTGTTTTGTTGGCTACAAATATCTTAAAAAGACCTTAACAAAAAAAACCTAATTTTGTAGTATGATAATAATTTTAAAAAATTTACCTAAGATCTCGTTAAACAAGTGGTACGCTGGAATGCATTGGGCTAATCGTAAAAAAATAAAAGACAATTACATTAAAATAATAAAGAGTCAGTTTAATGAAGTATTAAGCAAAAACAATACTTATAATACAGAATACCATTTTACATTTAAATCAAGAGCATTGGACGCTTCTAATTGTGTGGCTATGGTTAAAATGATAGAGGATATAATTTTTGAGAATGACAGTTATAAGATAGTTAAAAGCATACTAATTACCAGCGAAAAAGGTGATGAAGATACGCTAACAATCAAAATAAAATAAAAAAAATTCTTTTTGTATTGGTTTTTTATACTATATTTGTACCATTATAAGATACAAACACAATATGAATTTAGAATTTACACCAGAACAATTATCCACCATACTCGGTCAGATGAAAGAGCGAAAAGAAGATCTTGAAAAGACATTACTATTAGTAGAGGGACAAAAAGATTTTAGAGATATGCTACAGTACGAAATTAAATTAACAGACGATATTATTAATATCTGTTTAGAATACCTATAATAATTAACACACAAAACAATATGATACAAACAATTAATTTTTACGATTTTGAAGTTGGTTTTAAACTTCATAAACGCCACTACAATTACACTACTGCTGGACTCAGAGCATTATTTAATTACTTTGAACAATTAGAAGATGATATGGGCAGACAAATCGAGTTTGACCCAGTAGCTATAACTTGCGAGTACACAGAGTATGATAGAATAGAAGATTTTTGGTGTGATTATGACCAAGAGGATTATCCAGACATAGATGCTATCGAGAATGAAACAATAGTTATAATGATAGACGAAGATTCATTTATAATACAAGCATTTTAATAATATGAAAGTAATATGCGACAGATGCAGAAATTATTGGATAAGTCCTTGTGGTACTTCAGAAACTTGTTACGCTTTTTATGACAGACAAACAAAGTTCAAAAATGGAATTACAAAGGACTATATCGAACAAAGAATAATAGGAGAAAAAAATCATTGTAAAGAATTTAAAAAAATATGAAAGAACCAATTTTAAAATTATTATCAGCATTTATGCCATTATCATTATGGTGTTGTGCAGTAGAAGAACCAAGAGCAGCATCAATATTATTCTTAATTGGATTATTTGCAGCCTTAGAATTAACATACATAAAAACAAGAAAATGAATATAAAACCAAACAGACAACAAATAGTAGACGCAATAGCCTATTTCGAAGGGGTGGGCTTTATTAAAGATCTAACAACAGACAAAAGACACTACGCACAAATCTTATTGAATCACGCAAAATATACTATAAACGCAAGTGATGCAGAAGAAATATTTGATGCAAAAAACTTATTATACAAAGCTGGTTATCAAATTGCAATATTTAACGTATCAGATATTACAGACCATTTTTATTGTTCTGAAGATATGGCACACCAAATATTAGAAGAGGTTTATGACGATATGGATGAAGATAGCTGGAACGAGATAGTGTATAAATGCAATCATTACGAAATAAAACAAAAAGATTAAAAAAATGAAATATAGCAAAAAAATATCCCCAGAATTAAAAGACATACTGAAGTCTTGCACATCAGTAAGCCAACGAGAAGAAACAGCAACCAATCATAACATATCTATTCATACATTGAATAGCGTTATTAATGGTAGCAGAAATATAACATTAAAAAACCAGAAGTGCATACAAGATCTATTAGCAAAAGCAATTAACAATGCAAAAGAAATGCACTTTACATTATTAGATTATTACCAAGAAATAAAATACCTATAAAAGAAAAAGCCCTCTGGGTCAATCGAGGGCTTTAATCACAATATGAAGAAACATTTAAGTTTCACACAAAACAGATACAAGGTTAACAACAAAAATTTTAACGAAATAAACATTATTTAAACATTTTAATTATATTTGTCCAATGAATTTATACACAAAACTAAACGAGGTCAAAAAAGAGATTGGAGCAATTTCTAAAGACAGCACAAATCCATTTTTTAAGTCAAAGTATTTTGACATTAATTCACTTCTCAGACACGTAGAGCCATTACTGCAAAAGAATGGTCTATTGTTATTACAGCCAATTATTAAAGGCGAGGTCTTTTCTGAGATCTTAGACGTAGAGTCTGGAGAAAGTGTAACAAGTGCCATACCATTACCTAATATGGAAGATCCACAGAAGTTAGGATCGGCAGTAACTTATTACAGACGATATACTCTCCAGTCATTATTGGGATTACAAGCAGAAGATGACGACGCTAACTCAGCCAGTCAAGCTACAAAAAGCCAAAAGCAATGGGTAAACCACGGCGATAAGATCTGGAACGCAGCAGTAGACAAAGGTGTAACTCTTAGCGAGTTAAAAAAGCACTATTCTATTAGTAAAATCAACGCAGAAGTATATCCAATAAAATGAAACAATTTAAGATAAGAGCATCTGCTTCCAGTAGTTTAATGACAAAGCCTCGTAATAAAAACGAGGTCTTGTCTAAAACAACCAAATCATATATAGATCAATGGATTAAAGAACAGATCTATGGTGTACAAAAGAACATAAAGTCCAAATATCTAGATAAAGGTAACCAAGTAGAGGATATGGCCATAGATTATGCTGGTCAAGAAAAAGGTTGGCTATTCGCACAGAAAAACGACGAATTCTTTGAAGATGAATATTTTTGTGGTACACCAGATGTGATCTTGGACGATAAGATTATAGACATAAAATCAAGTTGGGATTGTTTTACTTTTCCATTATTTGAAAAAGACATACCAAATAAAGCATATTATTACCAATTACAAGTTTATATGCACTTAACTGGTAAGCGTAAAGCAGAATTGGTATACGTCTTAATGAATACACCAGAACACTTAACTTATGAAGATAGCCACGACTATTCAGAAGTAAGTAGCGAGTATCGTATTAAGATCTATCCTATAGAATATGACGAAGAGGTTATTAAAAACTTACAAGAAAAAGTAGAACAAGCAAGGGTATACATAAACGAAATATGCAACTAGTGAAAGATTACAAAACAGAAAATCACGATTACCTATTCATTAGAAATACACTAAAGAAAGGGTACACACATCTAAATACAATAGTAGGTCTATGTAGAAAAGTTGGGATGAAAGAAGCACACAGAAAGATTACCGACCTAGTAAAGATGGAACAAATAGAGCAAGTAATGGTGCAAGACGAAGATGGAGATATCAGATATAAATATTTTCCAAAGCAAGACAAACCATCTTGTTATTCGGCTGCTGGCATAGAAAGTATTGGTGGTTGGCAAAGCGATGGAGTTTTAAAAGGTAAATTAACATTCGATAAGCTAATAAATTGCATATCTAAATACTATAATATACCAGTCAAAGAGATTACTGGAAACCACAGAAAGCGAGAAAAAGTAATGTGCAGACAAATGTTTTGTTACATAGCTAAAGAAAATATGCCAGAAGCATCTTTAAAAAGTATTGGTGATTTTTTAGGTGGACGAGACCATTCTACTGCAATACACTCGATACAAAAAGCATCAGATCTAATGACAGTAGAAAAGAAATTTAAAAAGGATTACATTAAGTTAAACGAATTTATCAAAATTAATTTATAATATGAACATCACAAAACAAGTAAAACAGCTATTGACGGAAAACCCAGAAATGAGAGACAAACCAAAAAAGCTATTACGCAAAGCATTGCAAGATGCTTATGGTATTAACATTCTATCTTCTATGATAATTGCAGAGCATTATAAAAATGTTTTAACCATTACTAGAGCCAGTCGTAAAATTCAGCAAGATCACGAAGAGCTGAGAGGTAAAGAATGGGCAAAGCGTAAAGGCATAAAAGCTGATATAGTCAAAGCTAAACTAGGGTACAAATGAAATTATTTTTAATTGTGTTAAATGTTAGTATATTTCTGACCACTTCCTCTATGGAGGTGGTTAGGAGTATTCCTAAAAACAATTTAATAGAAGCGATAATCTACGTTGAAAGTAGAGGGGATACAAACGCACATAATATCTCAGAAGATGCAGTAGGTTGTTTACAGATTAGACCAATTATGCTACGAGAGGTTAATAGGTTATTAGGATATAACAAATACAAGTTAACAGACAGATGGAATAGATCTAAGTCCATAGAAATGTTTAACGTAATTAAAGAACATACAACTAATCCAACAGATGAAAAGTTAGCAAGAAACTGGAACGGAGGTTGGAATGGATACAAGAAACAATCAACACTTAAATACTGGCACAAAGTCAAACAACAATTATGAACTGGAAATATTATGCAATAACACTTGGATTTGCCTTAATGGTAGCATCACTTATTATCAATGATCTAACAAGAATGAAAAAAGATAATAAAACTGAAGTAATTATCCAACCAGAATTAAGCGATATTGATGGATTGCTAA